CCAAAAGAATGTAGTGCTGGCATCATTCGGGCCTCTATATATCTTGATGTAGTAGCGGTTCTCTTGGTAGTTCTTTAGGCTTGTTTCAAAGGCTCTTGTTGCTGCATCACGGATATACATACCCATAGATATGCTTGAGCCAATAACGGGGCTGTAGATGTTGTCAGTTTGGCCCGTGTAGTTCAGCTCAAAACCATTACCATCTACTCTGAATTCATCGGGAGAAGTACCCGTATAGTCCTCGTCCCATATCTCTACTTTGTAGTAGGTTCCTCGCGAGCTTAAGAACTCCGAGTATAGTTTTACTGCTGCCATATATTACCCGCCTATTCCGCTTAAACGATTCCTATTTCTTCCAGCACGCTCACCCGATAACAATATATCAGAGCCAAGCAGTTTTCCAAATATCTCAATGCCTCCCGAAGTGTTGCCAGTCATTCCGCCGCCGTTAAATCCAAATCCGCCGCCGCCTTGTAATAAGCCACCAAACAAATCGCCAAAGCCCATTCCAGCTTTGCCGAACATCGCTTGGCCAGCCATATTGGTTCCGCCAAATGCAATGGTCAGTATTGTAGCAAGTATTGCAGCAGCGGCAGCCGTAGCAAGTAATTGAGCTGCCATCATCTTGAGTTGATTAACAAATGCCTCTCTAAAGTTCCCAAGGCGCGTCTCACCTTCTTCTAATGGTGCGAAGGCTGCCTCAAAAGACATTCTCAACACTTCACCCACCATCATAAACTCATCCCTAAATACGCGGAAGTTGTCAATGGTATTTCTGAAGCTATGGTCAAAGGTATCGGTAGATTCTTCAACGCCTTTTTTCCAAGCGTCAAAGTTGTTAATCATACCGTTGAAGCTATTGTCAAAGGTATCGCCAAAGTCCTCAACGGTATCTTCAAGCTCTTCAATCTCGGTATCAACCTCAGCGAATCCTAATTGATGCGCGAGTTTTCCCGTAGTATCTTCTCCAGGATTAAAGGCTTGGTCGATCTCATAACCTACTCTTTGCAGTGTAGGGAGTAATTCCTTGAGCTTGTTGTTGTATGCTTCAACTGCTTCTCTTTGTTTCTTTGCACCCTCATCAGCTTGCTCTTGCATCTGACCGAACTTATCAGCCCACGCAGTAATGCTCGGGAGTCCCTTATTGAACTCAACCGATACCTTCTCAACCTCTTCTTCAGTTTCTCCAAATAATCCCAATAAGGCCTTAAGTGGATTGGTGACTAAATCTAAACCAAACTTGGTGATGTCAAAGTAAGATTTGGCAGCAACAAAAAGCCTCTTGTAGCCTTTCTCTTGGTCATCAAGAATAAAGTTGAGCTTACCGAGTCCCTTATTGGTTTGGGTAAGGAAAGCAGAATAGACGGGTAGGAGCTTCTCTCCAATCTCACTCTTAAGATTGGTGATGGAAGCGCGTTGCTGGTCTATCTTCATTGAGGTGGTTGTAACGCGTGCGCCAACCTTCTCAAACTCTTGATCCATTATCTGCCCAACGGCAGCGGCCATAGAACCAAGCTCTTTGGTTTTCTCTTGAAGCTCAAGGCTACTGATACCAAGGTTATCAAGAATCTTAACCGACTCTCTACCCAAACCAGTTACAAAAGAGTCAACCATATAGTCAACACTCTCACCCGTGGCTTGTGCTCTACGCTGTGCAAACTCCAAACCTTTTGCAAGCACATCCATAGGGATGCGGAAGTTGTCGGCCTTTACAGCCGTCTGCATTAGCTTTAAGTCATCAACGGTGCCCGCTGTGGCTTCTCTTAAGTTGTCAAGTAGGTTGGGGTCATTGAGTCGATTAAATGCCGCCTCAACGCCTTCCATCTTTGAGGCAAGGTCAATAGATTCAGCAGCAAACTGCTGGATGATATCAATTGCAAAGGAAGCACCAATCACTCCCCCTAAAGCACCAAAGCCACCACTCAATTTCTTTAAGCTGTGGTCAATGTTGCCCATTGCACCGCGGAACTGCTTTAAATCCGCGCCAATCTTAAAATCTATATCCGTACGGCTCATCTACCAAACACCTTTTTAATTGCCTCTTGCACCTCTTCGTATGTTGCAGCCTTATGTACTTTCTTTTTGCTATCCCAAGGGAAAACAACCAAGTCTTTCGGGCCTAATCTTTTCTTCGTATGTGGCGCAATGTTTACCGCTGCTTGCCACCTTGTAGTCTCCCATACCAATTCAGTTTGGTACTGAATACGGTTTTGGAAGCCCTCTCTTTTGTTTTGGAATTGTCGCGGAGTCATATTGTAGAACTCCTCAACGCTCATTCCCATCTCACCCAAACCTATCGCTTCCAGTGCATCCCAATCAAGAGACTCCGAGGCTTGGGCGTTTACTTTTTTTCTTCAGCTCCTGGCTTCACAAAGGAGGCAACAAACAACTCCATACACTGCTGAATGATACTCATATCCTCATCAAGCAAGTCGGCAATGTCATCAGTGTCAAGATCGAAGGCTTGCTTCTCTGCTCGTGCACCGTCTTTCATTCCCGCCCATACCAAATTAATAGCGTGGTCGATGCTTATGTTTTCTCCTATCTTTTCAAGCTCTTGCAATCCAATGCCGCTGGCATTGCAAAACAATCTTAGTGCATTGAACCCGTATTTTACGGGGTATGTCTTTTCGCCTACTTTTATCAAGTTTGTATCCATTGTTGTGTGATGTTAAAATAGGGAGGCCGAAGCCCCCCTACTGATGTTATGCTTGAGTACCTTGAGTCAAGGTGCTTGTTCCTTGGAATGAGAAAGAGAACGTTGCGTTATCTTCTACCCCAGCGTCCGTTGAGAACTCAGTGAAGTACCCAGTACCGCTGTAGTATTTCTCATCAGTTGCTTCTGAACCAAACTCAATGTAGATAAGTGTGCGACCGCTTAGATGTCCGTAGATATCGTCAGGTGTTGCCTTTCCCGCATCATTGTACACTACCAAGCCTTCGCCGGATAGAGTCCAAGATTTTTGACCCTCCAATACTTCCATCCAGCCCGAGCTGTCTTTCGTGGAAATATCACGAGTTGCCATTGTTACGCTTAAGGAAGCGCTTGTCATTTTACCAACGGTTTCATATGTTGCACCGTCAGTACCGATGCGTACTACAACATCGGTGCTATTCATTACTGATGTACTTGCTGCCATCTTTTTTTAATTTTATGATTTGACTATTCTAAACACTAAATCAACTGATACCGCAAAAGTCTCCTCATCAACATTGAATACCTCACTTTGAGTATCAAAGCCACACGATTGAACATTCACGCCCTCAATTGTTTCCTTCATTCGCACAAATGTTGTGCGTATATTTTCAACGGCAGTTTGCAACGTGCCGTAGTTATCTCCTATTAAAGTCAGCTCAATGTTGACTATATCAATATGGCTGTCGGCATCTTTCGATCCTTCAGTACGAATGCTTGTAGTATCGTAAATGCAAAAAGGTCGGGCACTCGTTTGCGCTCCAACCAAAGGATAAACACGGCCAGCGAAAACGGTGTTTAAGCTGCTGGTGTTATCGAACTTGTACTTTATTACTTTACCAATCATTTCAAGCCCATTCTTTGCCCAAACTTGAGCTTATTTATCTCTCTTGCGGTTTCCGTTCTAAACACACGGACAAACCTTACATTTACTCTTGTCTTTGCAGCAGCCATTGCTTTCTGCGCAAAGTTTCGGTTTCTTGGGTTATCGTAGCGCTTCTTCTGATTACCTCCAACTCTTAACCAGCCGAAGTTAATCATACCAGCGTACCAACCGCCTTTCTCTGCATCTTTATAGGCACCCGTTCTTCTCGGCCCAACACTCATCCCTACTACATCTTTCTTTTGTAGGTGCTTGGGTGTTTTTACGGCAACACTACGCTTTAATTGTCCAGGCATTATTTCGTATCGAATCTTGCCCTTTTTGTAAACTTTAAACACTTCATCAGCATCAGTGATGTTTCGCTTATAAGAGTCCACCATTGGCGGCAGTGATTTCTTACCAATCTTCTTGAGTACACTCTTTTTGAGTCTATCATCAAGTTTGCGGAGCTTTCTCATCACCTCTTCTACACCTTCAACGCTTACCCTTACCTTTTCCATCACTGCGCATCAGACCATAAGCACACAATCTTTAAGAATGCCTTGCGAGCATCTGCCGATTGTATTGTATGTATCTTATATATATTGCTGTTGTACGATATACGCATCTCCTCATTAACATCAGTGCGGTAGCGAATAATAAACTCCACCTTTTTAGTGGCCGCTATCATATCACCCTTTTCTCCCTCCCCGTTACCAGTGCCTATCTTTTCAACCACATTGGCCCATACTTGAGCCAGGGTCGAGAAGCTCTTCACCTCTTGCCCAAAAGTATCCGTAGTCTCGCTAAATGTTTGAATAGTGATTCTACGATCCAGTTGTCCAGCTTGTTCTATCATTAGAAGGTAAAGATGCGGAATGGGTTAAATAGGTACTCTGATGCTGTAGGCATTTTTCTCACTCGGTCATCTCTCTTGTCATACAAATCGCTGATGATTAAGAGCATCCCTTGCTTCAATGGCGTAGGTATGCTACTCACATCAGTACCCACTACATAGCGTACGATGACTTGATTGATGATTCCGTTAGTCGCAAACCATCCAGCAGTAGAAGCTATTCTTGCTGGCTCACTTATAGTATCAGAAACATAGTAAGATGATGCAACCGTCTCTTCCGAGCCAATCTCATCAACATACTTAAGGTTTGTGATTGATTGCACTGGGCCTCTTGATAGGTAGATGATGTCTTTGCTCACCGCATTCTTGTAGTTCGGGAAGCCATCAAAATACTCATCGATGGTAGTAGTAACCAAGATTCTACGAGTATACTGCTCGCACATCTCCCGTGCAGCAGAAATCAATGCACCAATAAGCGCATCATCATCACCACCATCTACACGCAAGAAGTTCTTTGCCTCCTCTAATGTTATTGGCTCACTTGCCGCTGCTGTTACTACTGAATAAGCCATTACCTTTGCTCTTTACTTTTTGGTTTCGACACGGTCTTCTTTGCACGCTTTTTAGCGGGTTCTGCAACTGCTTCGCAGTACCCAGCGTTCAAAAATTCCATTGCTCTATCGTTGGGAAGTTCCACCTCCGCACCTTGGCGGAAGCGGAACCCTGAACCAACAATAGTCTTTTTAAAGACTACCTTCATCCTTATGCTTGGATTAGGTGCTTAACTGCACGGCTGTCTAATACAGCAGAGTCAGAACGTTTCCAAGAAACGAAGCCTACCTCTAATTCGTCAGCAAAACGCTCGTTCAAGCGTAGCATTTGAATACCACCAGCGTTACGAACAACGAACTTGCTGAAGTCAGCAGCTACCATTGTTTTTGTACCAGTTGCGATGCTTGACTGCATATCATTGTTCACGTAAACTGGAACACCGAAGATACGGTCAGGCTGTCCCATTTCCATTGAAGGAATGAAGATAGGGAAGTCGTTGGCGCTGCCCAGCCCTAAAGCTCTCACAGCAGCGATGATGTTATCGTGAGCCATAAGCCCGAAACCAGGCTTGTTACGATAAGAAGCGTCTACGCTATAGATAAGGTCTAAAAGGTCATCCGCAGTGATTGCAGATGCTCCAGCTGCCGTGGTACCTAAAGCTGAACCAGTTACAATACCCGTTGGCTGAGATGATCCAGTACCCGTAGTGAAAGCAGCGTTAGTTGCACGAGCGATACGCTCACCCATAGCTTCAACCAAGAACGCGTTCAAGTCGAAAGCAGAGTCTTGCAACAATTGCTGAGAAACTTTTACCAATGAGCTGTAGTTGTAAGCAGAAAGTTGCTTGTTGCCAAAGGTCATATCTTGAACCGTTACAGCAGAAGCCTCACCAATTAGGTTAGCATCAGTTGCAGTGTCGTTCAATGTTGGGTAATCCAACAAACCACCTGAAGCAGTGTTCAACTTCTTAGCCAAACGCTCTACCTCGCCAGTGAAGGCAGTAGCAACATCAAGCTCATTGCTGAACTCTTGAGGTACAAGGTATCCGCCCAAGCTGTCGGTTCCGACCACATTCGTGGCTGTCCCTCTTTTTTGTACCATTGAGCGCTCTTCAGCAGTCAACGCACTGAAGCCGTGACGTAGGTATTTAGAGAATGCAGCAGATGCGTTTGCTTTAGGAGCAGCAGCACGAGCTTCGCCTTCCATAGAAGCGATCTCTTTCTTCATCTCAGCATTGCGCTCGATGATTTCAATTTCTTGCTTGAGGCCACGAGCATCTGCTTCGATAGCTTCAAACTTTGTTTTTTCTTCGCCCGTCATTGAGCGACCTTCTGCGTGTGCACCAGCTACAATTGCATCAGCATCTTTGATGAGCTGCGCACGACGTCCTCTTAATTCGATGTTTTTCATCTTAATCGAGTTTTAAAAGTTTGAGTTTATATTCAAAGATTTCAATATCAGAATTTTCCTCCACCTCGGCTTGCACCTCAACTTCAGCACCCTCTGATATAGGTGTATTATTTCTTGTAACAAGTTCGCTTGTTGCGCTCTCGTATGCGGGCTGCGATACGGGGGACACATCAAGAAGCCTTGATACTTTCTCTATAATTCTATAAGTCTTTCCATCACGCTCTTCCCAGCGGTCGCGCTCAATCAAGAAGGCGAATGAACTTTGGTTCACATCGCCACGCTTCATCAATTCAACCAAATCATTTGCGTATGAAGTATTCGGTAAGTCAACCTCGTAGTACAATCCACGGGCATCAGTACCAATGCGTAGGGTTCCGCTGGACACTCTACCAAGAAGCAAGTTTTCATCGTGATTAAAATAAGCGCGTGTATCATTATCAAGTACATCATCAAAGGCTCCAGTAGCAATCTGCTCGTAGAAGCCTCCCATC